TGGATTATTTGGATTAGGAATAAAGAATGTTCCAATAACAGTTCCAATTCTGTCAGTAACTAACTTAACGTCGGTAACTTCTGCTTCACCACTAGCACCTCTGAGGCGCATACCCGTTCTTATCCAACCAAAATAACGTGATTGATTACTTTCTGAGAGAGTTCTAGTATCTACATTAAGAATAACTGAAGAACTAGAATAATTCTGAGGAATCGTATAGTTCTCATCATATGGACTTAATGTGTAGGTATCAGTAGGTGCATTAATTGGACCATACTTGTGGTTAGACTGAGCAACTCGGAATGAAATTGTAGGAGATGCCCCACCAACAGTAGGGGTTGCACTAGTTGACATGGAACCAGTTATAGTTTCACCAACAGTGAAAGTTCCACTGATCATTCTAATTTCAACTAGTTTTGGAACAACAAATCCGTTTACATTAACACCATCAAAGAATCCATAAACTCTAGTTCTTGGTTTGAACTTTCTACCAGTAAATTCAACATTACGTGATCTCATAAATGCGACCACATCCGAACTTACAACCCTATCACCTTCATTGATGGTCTCAGTTTGTTCAGAAACTCTAAGTCTCTCTCCAGATCTATTCTCAGTACCAGTCCTAGTGGTTGTTGTTACTGCAGTAGTTCTTAACTGATTAGTTGTAGTAATTGTTCTACCACGCTGTACTGAACTACTTCCAGTCGTAACTGTGGACCTTGCTACGGTAGCAGACGATCCCGTCCAGGTTGCTGCCCAAGCACCCCAACGTACAGGTCCTAAACCAGTTTGTGCATCATAACCTGCAAACTCAAGTTGAAGTCTTGATTGAGTATAATCATCAACATTGATTCTCTGTGGTGCCAATCTTACTTGGTCAATCCAGATATCAGAAGTTGGGAAGAGTTCAATATTACCTGAGTAAGTTGTAACTAGATATGGGGTTATATTTTCAACTCTAGTAGCAAATGGATTTTGAATCTCAAGACCATCAACATAGTTGATAGTGATTACTTGCCCCGTTCTTCTATAGTTAGAACCTACAATGTCAGTTACAAATGCGGGACTTACGTTTGGATTTGCAGTAGTTCCAATACCAATCAAAGATCTAGAACCAACCAACATATCAACTTCAGTTGTGAAGTGTGATGGTCTTAGTTCAGTATTAACTGGGTCAATAGAATTAGTAATATTACCTGCTTTGAGTTGATTCTGAGTACTTGTAAAGTTGTCAACAAAAATACCCGATTTAAATCTAGTCAGACCACTTTCATCTGGAATAATCAATGCTTCAGTCTTTGCTTCAAGCAGAGACAATGCAGTATAATACTCAAGATTTTTAATTCTATCTTCCAGAATTGCAATATCTTGCATTCTGTATCTCTTATGTGACTTCAGAGAAATGCTAACATTTTCTGAATTACATAAGTATGGTGGAAGATTAATAGTAGCAACTTCCAGAGCATTGTCGATTGGAAGAGGTGGAAGTGGAGATTCGCCAGGAACACCCTTCAATAATTGGAATCCGCCATCTGGATTAAAGTAAATTTTATCAATCCTTGGTAGATAGTGTCCGTAGGTAATTAAGATAGACTCATCAGATGCAAGAATATTCTTGGCGGAGTTTGTCCCATCTTGAAAATCACGGGAATTAAATTCAAACGGAGATGTTGTAGTAGAATCTGGATTAAATTTCCTTACTCTTGGTCTAATATCAAGAACATCAGATAATCTTGTATTATCTCTAAGGAGAGGAATGTCACAATAATCAAATTGATCGTAAGAAGATATTGTTGTCAGATCACCTTCAGTCGAGTCATTATACTCTGCAGACTCAAATATAACTCTTAACTGCCTTCTAGGTGCTTTAGAAGATGGTTTTCTTATCAGTCTTGAGTAGTCAACAATAGTCTCTCTATGACCAGAGTCCAATGTATATCTACTAAGAATATTTTCATCACCTAGATCAAAATTATTAATTGTTCCTGTAACGCCAGTAGTCTCTGTAAGAACAGATTCTCCAATCTCAAAACGAAGATCATTAAGATATACTAGACCTGCAGTGGAAGAGTTTGGTTTTTCAATGAATAGACCAATAGCACCACTAGTTTGTCCGACAATTTCCTCACCAATGATAAAGTCATCAGTTTTTCCTGTAGGACCATTAAGATTGAACAACGTAATGGTGGGTATAGTTGGTTGCCCGTTGTCATCTGCTTCAAACACTGCATAGACTTTAATTACGTCTGGTTCAAGAAGGCAAATTTCTTTATCTTGAACTCTAAGACCATAACCATACGAACCATAGGTAAGACCATCATTTAAAGTCGTTGATCCAATACCAGATGAAGATAATTTGGACTTGTTGACAATAATTGAATTTGTTTTAATTGAATTTTTAACTTTATTAGTTACGTTGGTCTTCTTGAGTGTTGCAATTAAGCGTCCAGAACCAGTAACATCAAGACCAAAAATTCTTAACTCTCTTCCGCCATTTGTATATCTAAATTTATCTGCAGTTAATTCTTCAAATCCACCCTGACTATTAATTAGCACATAACGCTCTTCATCATATGCGAGGAAGGTCTCATTATCTCCTGCTTGAATAGTATTAGTTGCATTTGCAGTAATAGTTACATTAAACTCTCTCTTGATAGAAATAGTTGATTTAGTAAGATCTACTGAAGAGACAAACTCTTTTGGCAAAGGAGTGTATAGAGTATTGTCTGTTGATGATTGGAATTTTGTTCCGATGATCTGAAAGTCTGTGGGATTAATGCTTGAGGTTGGCAAACCGCCGTCATTAATAAGCGATACTGTAGTAATGCCAGAAATAATAATATTATTAGAGTCAGTAACACTGTCAACTTTCGCATAAGTTTTAATTGAGGTACTTCCAAGTAAACTATTTGTAAACGATACTAGATCTCCAGATCTAACAAGATTTGTGAATACTTGGTCCGAAGAAGTTACTGTAGATATCCCTGGAGCAGATCCAGACTTCGGTGAAATGGTAATACCATTATAGTCTACTTTAGAATACTGTTTAACATCAGAGTTAAAAGTCTGTCCAACACCAACGCTACTGTGGATTGATTTTACATCAGCAACACTATATTCTATAACTGAAGTTGAAATTCTTCCATCATCAACACCATTAAATGTGAGTTTCTCTCCTTTAAGAAAAGATCCTTTAGTACCATATGCAGTTACAATACCAATAGCGGTATCATATCGCAAGTGTGCGGTAGCACCACTAGACTTACCTACAATATAGGTTGGTACAGTTAATGTTGATGCTTGATTGAGACTAATCTCAGTATAGGGTTGAATATCATATAAGGTAATATCCCACTCATTGATATCGGATGCTACAGATGAGTATGATCCAGACTCCAGCGCATAGTCATATACACGAGCTACACCGATTTCTTTACCAGCAACGGTAGTACTTGTTACACCAATTCTAGAATCTCTAAGACTAATATTTGATGATGTACTAAAACCAATTCTAGGGGCACCAAAAGTTCGATTAAGAGTTAAAGTAGGTCCAGTAAAGTAATTGACTGCCTGTTCTTTTAATGTTTTAATAGATCTAGTTTTAGGGAAATCTAGATAATGAACTGTACCCGAATCTACCTCAAAACCACGAATAAATGCTTTACCTGGGGAGATCTTGTATGTTCCTAAATCAGCACTAGGAATATTACTATTATACGTTAACTGCTCTTTTGAGAAGATACCATTATTACCTTTACGATCATCAAGAGACTCTCTAGAATGAATAGAAAATGGTTTTACATAGAAGTCGCCAGACTGATCATAGGTTCTCCTTGCAAGCTCTTCTGCTATCTCATTATATTGTGATCTATCTTGTATATGCTGTAAATCACCATCTCTAATCAGCATTAACTGAACAAAGTTCTCACTTTTATCAGACTCTAAAGGTTTCTTTGCAAGTACAGCACTTATTTTAAGTCTATCCGCACCTGGTGCAGCATAATTGTTAAAACCCTTTGCGTTATCTGTAAGAGTATTATCTTGATTTGCTGAGATTACTTCCTCAAAAATTTCAAGACCAATCCTATACGATGGATCCGATTTATGAGCATCTAGAATTAAAGTTTGTGAAGGAACCTTTACAAACGTTCCCCGAAGAAAATATACACCTTCTGTCAAAAATACTGCAGAACCAATAGAAGTTGAATTAATTGGGGCAGTATTTGCAAATCCCTGACCACTCTGGAAGTTTACAATAGAAGTGGAAAGATTATCCTCTAAAAGGAGAGTCTCGTCATCGTCAAAAATATCTTTACCTTCATTACCTGCACCAACATAACTTACAAAGAAAGTATAATAACCCCGTTCGGATGATTCAATTCCATCAAAAAAGACAATTTTTGCAAGTACATTGGAGTTTTGACCTCTAATGTATACATTTACTAGATCATCTGCGTAGTTATCAATAGGAATACCAAGATACTCTGGTTCCACCTCTACAGCAAAGAGTGTATTGTTATAGTTAATTTGTCCTGGTATGACAATAGAACCCTCTTTAAATAAGTGGGTTCCAACCTGTTCAACTTGATCTTGAAGAACTGCTTGAAGTGAAGTTAACTCTCTGGCCTGAACTGGCAGACCTGGTTTAAATAATACTCTGTAGTAATTCTTTTCTGCATCAAAATCATCAAAATAAGGAGATACATTGAGATTAGTTTCTTGTGGCATAATCCTTTAGAATTGCAAAATAACTTTGATATCTTCTCTTTGATTTACCGACCTAGTAATGGAAGGTCTATTATCAATATAAAGTATGGTTCCAGAATATTTTTCTGCTTCTGGATCTGCGACGCCCTTAATATAAGTTTGTCCCAGGTAGTATGTTCTATTATTTATCACTGTACTAATACCTGGATTTGTGTCTGTTCCAAATCCCTCATCAATGAATAATTCCTTACTTCCACCAACAATTTTTAATGAACCTCCTCCCTGGAGAGTGGTAGTAAATAAATTTTGATCATAACCAAATTCAGGATTTGATTTTTGAGTCCCATCAGTATTGAATCCGACAAGAGATCTATCTTGCCAGTACCTTAAGACACCAGTTTGAGCATCATATGAGATAACCCTGCCAGTAGCAGTAACTCCTGTACCAATTGTCTGCTTAATTAAAGAATTTGGTTCAAATGTAGTTGTTTTAAAATCATCTTGATTTGGTGATTGTCCTTTGAGGACAAGACCATATAATGCGCTTGCTCTATCATCAGACAAGACTGCATTTGATTTAAATCCCTTTGGATTTTCTACAATACCAATTCTTGCGATAGATGCTCCAGTAACAAAATCTGGATTTTGATCATCATTTTCAATTCTAGAGTAAATTAGAACATTAGTTGATCCAAGTTCAGAGTATATATTTGCTCCATGACCACCTGGTGGAGGAATAATTATATCAAAAATGGGTGTTGTTGATCCAGTTGGAACGTTGCCAGCAACCAAGTCAACACTACCATATGTATATCCAGAACCACCATTAGATACGGTAATTGATTCTACTTTTGAATCATTATTGACGACAATAGTGCATTCTGCATTATTACCATCTCCTTTAATTGGGACTCTAGAATAGGTAGAGTTTGGAGGACCAACAAGGAAACCTCTATTTCTAACAGTGACAGTTTTTAACTGTCCACTTGTAACTGCATTAGTTCTAACCGTAGAGTAATCTGTATTAGTCTCCCAATCAACAGGAAGTGGAATAAAGTTTAGAGAGTCAAATTTAATTACATCACTAGGACTAATCGTGTAAAGATACTTCCAAATATATCCATCACCACTAGTACCAGCAGATCTTGGTTCTAAATCGGTAAACTTTGGTTCATCTAGAGAAGGTTTTCCATTAGGATTCTCTGGATCAATTCCATTATTTAAACAAATATATACTCGGAACTCACTATTTAAAATATAATAGTTCGACGCATATAGACTTGTTTTGTTTGATGGTTTTGATAAGTTATTACGATTTACATCATGACGATACATATCGTAAATGGTTGCAGATGCCCACTGAATCTTTCTTACGACTGGTCTGATATCATCGGCAGAAATCTTTTTGAGTGCCACCATAGTATCCCAATATGTATTGGAATCGTCAAAGCAATCTCTTGGGGAGGGTGGAGTTGTATCCCATGATGAAGCAACTTCTGAGGCATTAGGTAGTCCAATAAACGTATAATACGAGTTATTGGCGTCTCTAATTTTCTCAATAAAGTTCCTAGCGTTATTAACTCTCAATAAATCAGTTATAATTGCTGCCATTTTTGGAAGAACTTTTTCTATAATCTATTTATTAGGAAATATAACCGAGATATTTGAGTGGATTTTTACGTCTCAATATTGGATTGGTTGTAATACCAGATTGAGACCCATTATGTGCCACACCCCAGTTCTTAGGTCCAATCCTTACGGGAAGACCAACTTTACCCCATGTGTAGTATCCATAGAGTGCAGTTGTAGCAACACCAACTACGTTATTTGATCCAGCACTTTGTAGAGACACAACAACTGATGTTACTGTTGTTCCAAAACCAACAGTTGTTCCAAGTCCATTCAGACCTGCAGGAATTACGGATTGTTTTGTATAGTAGTCAATACATTCATAAGTCATGTCACCATGAAGTGTTGATATTCCAATTACAGAACCATCAGCACTAAGAGAAGTTTGACCAGCACTTACAAAGTTAGTTTGTTTAAGGTTAAATAAATCTCCAGTTGTAATTCCAGGGAGAGTTATATTTAATCCACGCCTCATATCAGAATCCATTGGGATATATAAGTCAAAGACTACTCCCATACTGGTTCCT